TCGGCAACTTCTACGTTGTCCGCTGCAATGAGGTTTGGCATAGTCATCTCAAGAACTTGAGAATAGAAAACAACTCCATTCTCCATTGAAGCGTTGACCGCTTGTTGGAATGAACCTGAGTTCTTTGTGAGTTCGAAACCAAATACTTCGATCGTAGCTCCCGCAGCAACTACGCCCGCCGTAATAGTCCCCCAATCAGTCGCGGCGAATTCTTTAATCCAAACGCGCTTGATTCCTCCGATTTTATCCTTGCAGGGAAACGCCCTGCCGTTGATTGTTAATGTACAAGCCATGTGATAGAGGAATTAAGGGGAGGGATTTAAGCCCCTCCCCGATTAATTAGGGTGTCGTAAACTCTTGTCGCCATACAGCTAAACCGTCCAAGTCAACGATTTGAGTACCGCCTGAGAACTTCATGATCACACGAGTGACATCGTCTCCCGTTACACCCGTCAAATCCAAAACAGACGCTTGGATATGGTCGGTCAACAAATCTGTACCGAAGTACAAGTTGTCAATCTTGGAAATGAGCAACGCATTATCAGGGAATCCGCCCGGTGTAATGATGTCATAGCCTGCATAACGAGCAACCAAACCATCATTCAAGAAAGGCAGGTTGTATTCAGCAGCGATAGCTTGATAGTACAACTGAGCAGACGCGCGGCTCATGAAAATCTTTGTGTTTGCATCTCCGGCAATCGTTGAAGGTGCGCCTTCTGCGCCTCCGGTGATAAGTGCCAAAGCGTCAAGGATACCCGTTGAGGTAGAACCAACGGTTGCAGCGGCTAGAGGTAAAGTGTCAATAGTCTCACGGTCGGGTGCGCCGTCTACGATGTTCTTCAAAATTCCGTTAAAGCTCGCGTATGCTGGAGTCGCTGCCGTATCGTTTACGAAGTTACCCGCCCAAATGTTATGCTCTACACCTTCAGCAACTTTCGCGGCTACGTATTGAGCAGCAAAAGTAGTAAAATCACCAGGAGCGTTTGAAGACTGTCCTCGCATTTGCATACCTTCCCAAGTAGCGCGAAGGTCTTTATTGCAGACTTGCTCGTTCACTTGAAGCGCAGTAGCTTCTAAGACGGCCTCTCCTAAAACTAGAGGATTTGATGCGCCCGGGGTAAAGGTGCAGGTTGCTGCCGCCATACTTACTCCTGAGAACTTTCGAAGAACCGCCTTTGAATGGACGTTTTCAATTGTTGAGATATAACCATTTGCGATAGTGTCCGCAGACAAAACCGCAGCAGCAACGTAAGGACGTGCCGCTTCGCCAGCATACGTGCCGACTCCAACTGTAGCATTAGCCATTATAGAGAGAATTGATTGTGGATAGCGGCAACGCGATCCTTGATTGATAACTTTGAAAGGTCGACGGGCTTCGCAACTTCCATTTTGGGAGCGCGAGAGATTGTCTTGGTGGTTTGTTTGCTGAGTTCGGTGATCTTGTTGTCACGTTCCTCAATCTGAGAAGAGAATTCTTTTTTGGCTTCAGAGACTGCGTCAGCAATCATAGAAGCAACATCTTCACGGGTAATCATATCGACAGATGCCTCTACTTCTTCGACTTCTTCTTCTGCCACTTCTTCAGCGGGAGCTTCAGCGTCTTTCATTTCAGAGACAGTACCTTCAGCGACAACGAGCATAGAGCCGTCTTCGAGTTGATAGTCTCCATCTGGAAGAGGGATACGTTCGTTCTCGTCATTCATAACGAAAACAGCGACACCGACAGCAAAAGCGTCTGCGTCGGTCATGATTTCTTGTCCGCTTTCTAGGACGGCGGTAGCCATCAGCGAAACTTGTTCCTCCTTTTCTTCGACAGCGAGTTCCACGCTGTACTTTTCGAAGAGGTCGGAGATGCGTTCTTTTAGATTCATCTTCTGGGATTTGTATTAATAACGATTTAGAGGGGTCAATCCTTACTTGTAATGCGATTTTTTAGGTAATCTATCGCTAGTTCCTTCTCGATGTCTGTAAGCAGCTCCAAATCGCTTGTGATGGGTTTCTGTTGAGAGAGTTCAAACTTGTTCGCGAAATAGCCCTCTATTGAGAAGCCTTTGACGCTGCCTTCCTTCACAAACTTTTCCCATATAGCGTCATTCTCTACCTTCATTGAAACCATCCAAGTCCCAACCGGGACATCGAGTCCGTAAATGCGGCTTTTATCCTGCTCTCCTTCGACGATCCAACTCTCTACAAGGTGCAAACCGTTGATAGCGTGTTCATGTTCTAGGGTGGCGTTGGCTTGATTGCCGTTTTTGAAGTATAACTCCATAGCCCGTCGGACGGTCTTCTTTGAGAAGTACACGTAATACTCCTCTTCCTCGGTTTTGCGATAGATGGGTTTGTCGGGAATGAGAGCCGCACCCATTACGATGCGTTTCTCTTCGTCCTGAGTTTTGAAAGTAAACTCTTGGGACTTCATCGCTACCCAATCAGACTCGATAGCGGGGTGTTCTACTAATGAAAGAGCGTCGACTCCGTAGAGTTCCGCTTCTTCATCGATTATAAGTTCTATTATGTTCATCCTACTAATGCTGCTTGGTCGTTAATTTTTTGATTCGCTTGTTGAGAGTTAGAAACCTCGGAAGCTATTACGTACGTTCTAAATCCATCCTGCCCTGCTCCACCTCCTAAGAAAGAGAGGTCGAGCTGTGGGGAGGTTGGGGTTGGTGCAGTTCCACCACCTCGTCCACCTCCACCCGCTCCAGGATTTGGTGCGCCCGGTGATTGAAAACTGCTCCTTGCAATGGTGGCAATTTGAGCCGCTCCAAATGCACCCGCCAAAATAGCTTGGATAGCAGGGTAAGCGGGGTTTAATAACGTGAACGGGCTTCCTTGCGCGGTCTTGTACGCGTTAATGACAGCCTCCGTACTCGATACCGTTGCACTTGCAAGGCTCAACGCCTTTTGAATTTTGAATTGTCGTTCTGCGTTCTTTTCGTCTTTGGAAGCAAACGCACTTGATAAAGCCGATAAAGCGGCGAGACCCTGAGAGGCAATCTGAAATTTTGCGTCTTGAATTTCTTGGTCTCTTGCTTTGTCCTTTGCCGCGTCCGCGTCTTTTCTATCGCTTTCTTCTTGAGCTAGTCGGTTTCGTGTTTCCGCCGCTTCTAGTTCTTTAGCTATCTTTTCTTCTCCAATTAGGATTGCCTCTTGTTCGAGTCCGTAGATAGAGGTCATCAACTCCGTCTGGACGGCTGCACTTGACTCCGCAGCTTCAGCCGCTGCGATACGTGCCTCTGCAAGTGTATCGAGTCTTTCGACCGTCTCGCCTTGCATTTCTATTTCTCTTTGAACTAACTCTACCTCGCGGTTGGCAATGGCCTCTCTTTTGTCTGCGAACTCTTGGTCTAAATCTGAAGCCATTTGAGCCGCTTCGATACGCTCCTCAATCGAGAGTCTTTCGTCGTCTCTCTTCTGCTTGAGTTGTTCTATCTCTGCCCGTGCTTGTGCGTACTCAACATTCAAGTCGCGCTGTTGATCCCGAAGTCTTTGCTGCGCTTTTACAAGGTCATTAGAGGAGGTAATCGCGGTCTTTGTGGAATCCACGAAATCGGTGGCAAATTCTCCGATTGCTTCTCCGGCTGCGACTATCTTATCAGTTACGTTTTCAACTCCGAGAACTATCTTTCCCGCTGCGTCTGCGGCTACCTTTCCAGCTTCCGCGAATTCACCTTTGAATACAAGACTGATTGCTTTGCCGATAGCAGGTAGAAACTCCAAAATACCCTCGAAGCGGTTGATGATGTTCTCCTTGATGATTTTACCAAGGTTCTTAATGGTCTCCATCGGGTTGCTGAAGGCATTCATAAACACATCCCCCAACGGCTCAACAACGTCAAAAAGCGTATTGATAACCGCACCAATTCCCGCAAAGACAACCTCTAAAGCTTCGGCGACTTTCTTGTTCTCTGTGAATTTCTCAATCAGTTTGGCCACAATACCGACAAGCAAGCCAATGCCCGTCGCTTTGATAGCTCCTCCGATAGCGTTAAAACCAATCGACCCCGCTTTGCCCGTCGCTTTTAGTCCCGCCTCAACCTTCTTCGTGCCTTGGGCGGTTT